TTTAAATTATATATTAACTAGTCCGGTTTACTTTAATTATATTTAATTTTTTTTCCTTTTCCTGTGTAAAAAATTTCTAATCCAGATTTATCATCAAAATGTTTTTTCATTGTTTCTACATTTTTTAAATCATCATCTGAAAATCCAATATTAGGAGTAAAGTAATTTGAAATTTTGTTTTTAATAAAAGCTTTCTCTTGTAGTCTTTGTGATAAATTTCTAACATACTCCATAAATTGTTTCATAGCACTAAGTTTTAATTCTTCTGGATTAGAAGCAGAACCTTCACCAAAACTTACAGGATACCATTTACACATTTCTAAATATGTTTTAATAAGTTCATCATCAGACAAATCATCTTCATCGGAAATATCTCTATATTTTCTAAGATTTTTAATAAGTTCTTTTTTGTCTATTCCATGCATATTTTTTTTAATTAAATTATAAACAGCATTTTTTAATATACTTGGTGTGTGACCTCTTGCTGTGATAATTGCAAATATTGACCCATCATTAATTGCTTCTCGAAAGTCGTCCCATGCAGGACCTATAGGTGCTTTCATAGAGTCTGTTAAAAATTTTTTATCACCCGTAACTCTAAAGTCTTTAAAAGCTTCGTTGTCGAAATCAACAATTTTGTGACCTTCATAAGTGAAAGATTTTTTTCCAATATCAGTTCTGTATTTAGCAAAATCTTCAGTAGACATACCAACACTATCACCCTTATCATCTATTAAATAAATTTTGGTAGGCATATACATAAGGTTATCATCCCAATCAAAGGCATAATACTTCATTGTTGGTTTTAATTCATCCTGAATGATTTCAGATATAATATTTTTAACAATTTTTTTATAATCCATATTAATAAATACTTTATAAAAATAAAAGGGGGTTCATACGACCCCCCTTTTTAATTTTAATATATATTATATATTTTCAAAAGATGCTCCAGTAGGAGTAATATAAAATGTAATATCAATAAATTCTAAAGATTTAGTAGGTTTGATATATATTTTTCCTGTCATTTGATTTTTATCTAAATCTTGAGGGTCACTTGAAACTGTAACTCTAAAATCATAAAGACCTCTGTCTCTTCTAATTGAATCTAAAATTGGATTAACAGCATTTAAAAAATCTTGTCTTACTTGTGCGTCGTTTTGTTCGAACAATAATCTTACAGACACCGCAGAAATCAATTTACGAGCTTGAAGTAACAATCTTCTTACGTTTATTCTGTCAAGAGCAGATTCTCTTATTTGTAAAGTTTTATTACCCCAAATTACAGTGCCTATATCGGTAAAAGTTGCAATTGGATTAATTCTACCTGTATAAAGAATATCTCTATCTTCTTGAGTTAATTTTTTACGAGCTTTGATTCCGTTTACAATACCACGAGTATAACCAGCGGCTGCAAACCAAGGAAACGCGATATTATCAGTCAATGCTAAATTTCTTGTTACTTCAGCAGTAGGAGGAATATAAATTTGAGTATTATTAACCGTATCTCTTGTAAGAACCCAAGGGTAATAAGTTGCAGTATAGTTAGAATCAATACCAGTGTCTTCAAGTATGTTAACAGCTTCCTGCGGATAAATTAAACCATCAACACCTGTTGTAGTAGGTAAAAATAAATTGTAATCAGGACAAGTTGTTATATAAAGTGAATCGGCTCTATTAAATTCAATCATATTGATTGCTCTTTCCACCAAACTGTTATTATTTAATAAATCAATACCAGGGGTTACAAATACGTTTATGTTTACAGATTCAGGATTTGCAAATGTTTGTTGACCAAGTAAATAAGCGTAAAAATCAGTTGTTGCATAATCTTGAGTACCGTCACCTATTGCAATTTGTTTGAATGACCCCCAACCTGTTGCGTTAGGATATCTGTTATCTGGACAAGCCCCTAATAAATAACCATTTCTACCCAATTCAAATCTATCAGAATTAGTTCTATATTCTCTATAGATATCCCATCCGTCAAAACCTCCTTGTACTAAAAAAGTGTATTTACGAGAAAATAATCTATAATAATCATTAGTTGGTAATTGAGGTTCTTGGTCAAACGTTGAACTACCACAAATAAATCTTGGAGTTCCGCTTGTTGAAAAACCACTTCCAATTGTAATTCCAGATGCGTTTTTATCCATATGAAATCCTGAAGATCTGTAGTTCCAATCCATAGCTTCAACATCACAAGTATTATTTGTATTTTGTTTACCTACATATTCAAAATAATTAGGATCCCAACCATAAAAGTTACCTATTCCTAAAAAAGTTCTTCTTATGTTGTCTCCTGAACTTACAATAAAATCATCAACTCCTGTAGTTAATCCAAAAGGAGGATTCCAAATAACTTCACCTGGAAAATTATATTTTGATTTTATAATAGGATATGGTGGTTTTGCTCCTTGATATAATCTAAAGTTATAACCATTGAACCCACAAGGAAGAGCGTCTATTGGAGCATCTTCACTTATTTCTACCATTATGTATTTTGAATTTAAAGTGTATTCACCATCTAAAGTACCAATCTTTACACCAATAAAGTTATTTTGATTTGGATCCATTGAACAGTTTGTAAATTTTTCTAAAATAACAGGGTTTGAATCTGTATCGTAATAATCTCTCACTAAAACTGTAAAGCTTGAATTTGCAAATGAAATATCTGAAATAGAAATTTTTAATAATGTGTTAGCACCATCTCCATCAGAAATAGTATAAACTTTAAATAAATCAAAAACTTTAGTACCTCTAAGTTCAGATACTACCCAAGGAGAACTTGGTGTTTGATACTTATCTAAATACCATCCTATCGAATGAATGTCTCCGCTTTGAGCAGAATTCAATCTAATCAAATTTGGATTGAGTCCCCTAATGTATCCTTTTTTCCATCCATAATTTAAAAAAGATTGGAATCGTTCTTCACAAAATAGAGGAACTTCTAATCTAGGTTTTTGAAAGTTTGTCAGTCCAAAAACTTTTGTGATATAACTTGGGTCGTTTTGTGAAAATGAAGTTTCAAAAGTATATTGTTGACCAAATCTATTTGTACAATTAACTGCAAATTTTTCATAAGGATTTTTCAAAACCGACAAATATTGACCAGTCATATCCAAATTAACATTTGTTAATCCAGTAACTTCAAAAGTTGGATTTTGTGAATTTGTATAATAAGCAATACCTCTAGATCTTAAAGTACCAACAACAACATCATCAAATTGTGTGTAAGAAGTTCCTGTATAATAGTATAATTTGATGTGTAATTCACCTGAATAACATTTAGTGACAACAGGAGATGGTGTTGGTGTTGGATTAATGTGTGGTGAAGGGGTTATACAAGGATTTTGTGATGAAGGGGTTGGTGTTGGTGTTGAAGAAGATAAAGGTGTTGATGTTGGTGTAGGATACAAATTTTGTAAATTTTGAACTATGGAAAAAAATGAAAATCCTGTATATCCATTACCAGTTGGTTCATGTTCAAATTGTGAATAATACCAAGGATCGTTAAACCCTGAACATAAAGTATTTGCACTAAAACCAATGTTTGGAACACCATATACATTTGTAGATGCACTAAATATTGTATCTAAAGTTGCATAATCATTGTCTTCGATTGATCCAAAATAATATATAGTATTGTCTTCAGCCATAAAAGGAAATTGATCAGTAATTACCTCAAAAACTAAATCTTGAAGTTCAGTACCTATTGTTGAAACACTATTATTAGCACTTGTATAATTTACATTAAGTATGTTACTTAATTCCCAAGGAAAAGTTCCTTGAAACTCAACTGTTGTCACTGAATTAGTGCATGCAGTAAAAGGAATTACCACTGTTTCTGTTTTTGCTGATAAACACACAGGAATACAATCTATAGTAGCTCCCGATAAACACCATACATCAATTGTTGAACAATCAACATTTGCTGTTGTTGTTATAGACCAAGAAGGTCCAGCATCATATCCAGATAAACCTAAAACTCTAGTAACGAATAGTTGATTTGATTGTTGTAAATAAGCTCTAGCAATATAACCAGCTTCGTATTTTGGTATTTGAGTGTTAATAAATTTCTCAGGAGATACACCACCAAAATAAGTTGTAAATTCATCGTAGTTAGTTATGAAAATAGGTTCAAAAGCAGGACCAATAATAGTTTCACCAACAATACCAAGAGTAGTTACACCTACACTTTGAGCGACAAAACTTAAATCAACTTCAGACGTGTAAACACCTGGTGAAACAAAAACTTTACTATTTGTAGCCATAATAATTATTTAATTTTTTTTTATTTTTTATTATAAATATTTGTATTTTTAGTAAAAACTTTA